GCGGTCGTTGTTGATTGTTGGGCAGTCGTCGCCGAGCATGACCAACGACATCGCTGTCTTGGCAGCGCGACGTGTCTTGCGGTTGGTTGCCTTGCGGTGCGACCGAGGCGGCGACTTGTCTTCGCGATTGCGAATGCAGTCGATGCCCTTGTCGTCGGTCAGGCCGTCTCGACGACGACCACCGATGCGGTGGGTTCGAGCCATATGTTTCTCCATGTTTTGGGGGGAAAGCTCCGAACGACTAAGCTCCTTCGGAGACAGGCGCGTGATAGTTACTTCCAGCGCCCGTAGGTCGTTTCGTGAGGGATGAAAATGCAGCCTAGCTGCGTTGTCGTGCCGTCTTCGTGGTAGATGGTCGATCCACATCCGGCAGCGGCTTCGAGTAACACGACGCCGATCAGGGCGGCGACTGTGAGGCACACGAGCAACTGGACGAACACCTTGGCCAGTTTGGCTAAACTCCTGCCGTGATTAAATTCGCCCCTGTAGCGGCGGTGTCGTGAGCGTCGCGAAGCAGCTCTCGAAACGTCGCGGCGTCGCAGATTTGGGCGATATCGTAGTGTTTCGCCCCCGTCAGGGGCGGTAAAGCCGTGGTTTTTCATGATCTTACCTGTCGTTGTGTCGCCGATCTGCCGAAAACGGGGTCAAATCCGCGAAATTGCGGGCAAAAAAAAACGCAGCGCCCGAAGGCGCTGCGCTGTGTGTGAGTTATTTCATCGACGCCATGACGAGGGCGACGAGTTCCGCCTTGGCTTCGGGCGACATACCCGCGACGATGCTGCCGAGGTCAGTCGTGGTCTCGGCTTCCGGCTTCGCCGCAGCCTTCGCCTTGGAAGCCTTCGGCTTCGCCGCAGCCTTCGGCTTGCCCTTCGCCGCCTCGAAGGCGCGTTTCACGTCCAACGTGCCCGCGCTTTCGATCTGCGCGATGGCCAGCGCCGTGCGACGCGCCTTGTAGCTGCCCTCCTTCGCCTTCGACAGGCGCTCGTTGAGCGTCGCGATGGCGTCGGCTGCCGTGGCTTCGCCATTGGCGAGCATGGCGGCGATGGTTGCGAGGGACTGGCCTTGCGTTGCGTTTTGCATGTCGTGTTCTCCGTGGAGCGGGATTGCAGGGGCCGACCGCTCCGCTCCGAGCTGATCGGCACCACAAGAAGTTCCTTCGGAAACACACGTCCAACGCGCAGGGGGGGGGCGGCATCGCCGCCGCCGACGTGTTTCAAAAATTTTAACCTCCCCTACCCAATAACTAAGCGGAGCAAAAATCGAAATGTCTGAAGAAAAAACGTGTCCCGTTTGTCAAAAACGGTTTCGGGTCTTCCAAGTGTGGGACGACCGATACACGCATTGCTCCCTAAAATGCCGCAGAGAAGCAGAAAGACGCGCCCGCGAAGAAAAGGCATTAGAAAAAATGACTAAAGCAGTCGCTTTATCTGAAAAACACAGGCTAACGCCCAATCAATCCGCAAAAATTCGCGGAGAAATTTCTCGAATTGTCCAATCACACATCACATTGGCAGACGCAGTGGTTCAAGGCACCGTCGATTGGTCGCCAACCCAAGCCCGCGTCTTCTCAACGCTCTTAAACAAGGTCGTTCCTGACCTATCCGCGTCTTACGTCCAGCACGAACACAGCACCAAAGACCTCGTCGACATGAGTCGCGACGAATTGGAGCGCATCGCCGCTGGCATAGACGCCATCGACGTGGAGGTAGAAGAAGTTGACGATAAGTAATCCGCAGAAAGACGCTCTCGCGTCCAACATCGACATGCATGAGCTGGGCAAAGCAATGAACCAGCTCAACCTGTCCGACATACCCGCACATAAACGCAAGTCCGCGATCTTCGACCACTTCATGCGCGTCATGGCCGACACAGTCCAAGACGGTAACGCCGCAGACAAGATTCGACAGGCCAGAATAGGCCGATTGCTGAAAGCCCAGCAATGAGATCAGAGCAAGACGACACGCCGCACTACGCTGTGTGTCCTTGGTGCGGTCAACACACACGCCTAGAGATGGTCCGCGCACATTACGAGTGTATGTCTTGCCGCCGACCAGTTTTAGATTGTTGCGATGGCGAGATTGCCCATGAGTAGAGAACAAGCAAAAGCAGCCAGATACCTTCTCCGCCTAAAAGACGCCCAAGACAGCTTCCTTGGCTTCGTCAAACTCCTCTATCCCGACTGGCAAATACCCGGCTTCCAGCACGAACTCATCGACGCCCTCGACCGCCTCGAAAACGGCACCCTCGGCACAGACAACCTCCTCATTACCATGCCACCCCGTCACGCCAAGAGTACCTTCGGCACCGTCCTCTTCCCCAGCTACTTCATGGCCCGCGATCCACAGCGCTACGTCATGTCCTGCTCATACAACAGCCAACTGGCCACTGACTTCGGGCGACAAGTCCGCACCGTCGTCGAAGAAAAAACCGTCCACCAAGCATTCCCCGAGTTCGACCTATCAACCGAATCCAGAGCCGCCGACGTATGGCGCACCGAACAGAACGGTGCCTACTTCGCCGTCGGCGTTGGCGGTACAACCAGTGGCCGCCCAGCCAACCTCCTTATCGTCGACGATCCCATCAAGTCCCGCGAAGACGCCGAGTCTATGACCCAGCGCAACAAGACGTGGAACTACTACACCTCCGCCCTAGCAACCCGCCTTCAGCCATCCGCCTCAACCAGCGCCAAACAAATCATCATCCTCACCCGCTGGCACCCCGACGACCTAGCCGGTCGTCTCATGGACAGTGCCGACTGGAAAGAAGGTCGGTGGTCTCACATCAATTTTCCCGCCATCAAGACAACCGACGGCGAAAAGATATCCCGCCGCCAACTTTCAGAAGACGACCCCAACTACCTAGACACAGAGACCTACCGCGCAACAGCCCCGGCCCAGAGATACGTCCGCGCCGAGAAGCAGGAACCCCTCTGGCCCGAACGCTTTCCCATAGAAGACCTCAAGCGCCGCGAGCGCCTCAACCCGCGAGAGTTTGCCAGCCTCTACCAACAGCAGCCCTACGTCGAAGGCGGTAACCTCATCAAAACCGAATGGTGGCAAACCTACCCCTCCGACCTGCGCCCGGAAAAATTCTCCACCATTGTCATCGGCGTGGACACCGCCTTCAAGAAAACCGAATCCGCCGACTACTCCTGCGCCGTTGTTGCTGGCCTAGACACCAACGGCGACATCTACATCATCGACATACTTCGCGGTAAATACGACTTCCCCGAACTCAAGCAACGCCTCATCCGCCTCAACAACCAATGGCGCGGCAAAGGTCTTCGCGCCTTGTACATCGAAGACAAAGCCAGCGGCCAATCCGTCATCCAGGAACTCAAGCGTGAGAGCGGCGTCAGCGTCATTCCCTACAAGGTCGTCCACGACAAGGTCAGCCGCACCAACGCGATCCTCCCTCTCATCGAGGGTGGCAGAGTATTCCTCCCAGACAACGCCACATGGCTCGACGACTTCATCGAGGAGGCCGTCACCTTTCCCAACGGCAATCACGACGACCAAGTCGACGCCGCCGTCATAGCAATTGATGTCCTGTCCCGAACCGCCGTGTCACCCGACGCATTCGAGCTGACAAGCGACATGTTCCAGTCTCTCAACAACAACCCACAAACCATCGGCAAGTCGCTGCACGAAACAATTAATTCCTCAAAACTTAAATGGACTGGATGGGGAATGGGCAGGACGACAGCATCCGGCAGTGAAAGGTAGAAACAAGCATGGCTGTAGGTGGACCCAAAAATATGTCGTACCTGTCGGCGGAGTATACTCCACCGCCGGGAGAAGGCGTCGTTGTCGATCTCTCTGAGTTCGCAGACAAACTCATCAACTATCAAGACATCGCCCCCCTCCTCAACGACGATCAGGAGCGCCGCCTCGTCGACTATGTAAAATCAATGGTCGACATGAGCCACAACCGTATCCGCAAAAGATACGATCATTGGAAGGAGGCCGACCGTGCCCACGATGTCTACGTTCCGGCAGACACTACTGACTTCCGGGAAAAAGCTGTTATCGCTGATACTCGTGCTATCAGCGACACCGTTCTCACTTATCTCATGGCTGCTCTCTCAGGGCGCAACCCAATGTTCCAACTTGAGGGACTCAATAGAAAGAGCCGCCAAGCGTCTCTCATCTTAGAGCGCGTCCTACACCAACAGATGCGCCGCACGGCGGGCGAGGCCCGCCTTGCTCAGATGCTACTAGACAGCATCCGCTACGGCTTTGCTCCAACAAAGGTTGTCTGGGACGCCAAGACAAACCAGAACCGCATCATCAACTTCGATCCCCGCCGCTGCTTCCCCGACCCAAGAGTAAATTGGGGCGACTGGGACAACATGCAGTTCATCGTCTTCAGCGACTACGTCTCGTTCAACAGCCTTCTCTATTCCAACCTCTATCCCAAACTCCGCGAACGCCCGGAGCTGCGACACAAGGCAGCGCCACCCCGGAACGCATGGAACGCCCACCACTGGAACAAAGAAGAGGGGCGCGGTCTTTCCATCGACCCGTCTCAACCTCATCAGCGCGAACGCTTCGACCATTCATACTTCACGCTCGGCGACGCCCGCGTCATCGACGAATCATGGGTCCGCATCTCCGGCTTCGAGATCGGCATCCCGTCCATCGACCAAATCTTCCTCGTCATGACCGTCCTCGACGAGAACGTCATCATCCGCTGCCAGCTCAACCCATACGGCAGACAGTTCCCCGTCGTCATCGGCGGCCTCTACCAAGACGCCCACAAGACATATGGCCAATCGCTCTACGACCTCCTGCTCCCAATGCACGACGTAGCAACCTATCTGCTGCGATCCCGCATCGATAACATTAGCGCCGCGCTCAATAACCTAATCTTCGTCGACCCCACCCAAGTCAGCGTACCCGACCTGATCGACCGCAATCCGTGGGGCGTCGTTCGCACACTACCCGGCAACAAACCCGGCGACGGCGTCTTCATCGCACAAGTGCCCGACGTAACACGCGGCCATCTAAACGACATCGCCGCCATGACCGAACTCAAGCAGCGCGTCTCCGCCGCATCCGACGCCCAACAAGGCGTCCCAACCCCAGACGTGCGAACCGCCACAGAAATTCAGCGCCTGACCCAGCTTGGTAGCCAACGCCTTGGCATCCTCTCCAGAATAATGTCAGCGACCACCATCCGCCCCATGGTCCGCATGATGGTTGCCAACATCCAAGACACGCTCGGCTACGAAGGCTCAATTCGCATCGATCCGCAGAACATGCCGACCCAACTCGCATCCGCCGTCGAGGACGGATACCTCGACTACGACGTTCGCAAAGACCTTCAAGGCGACATCGACTACCTAGTCATCGATGGCACCCTTCCGCTCGAACCCGAGCGCAATGCCCAGACATGGATGGAAATGCTTCAAGTCATGAGCCAGACCGGCCTCAACATGGAGTACGACGTTGGCCAGATCGCCGAGGAAGCCATCCGCGCCATGGGCATCTCCAACCTAGATCGCTTCCGCATCTCCGAAGAAGAACGCCAGAGCCAAGGTCTCAGCCCGAGCCAAGAGCTGGCACTAATGGAGAAGATGCGCGGTGCATCCGTTCAACCGCAAGAACAGATCGCACGTGAAGTGGATCGGGGAAATCTCGTTCCAATGCGTGAGGCAGGATAGATATGGCAATAACTCGTCCAACAACAGAACAGCTTCGGTTCACCAGCGCCAAGACAGGCGAACACAGCCTGGACACTTATCTGGAGAACGCCGAACTCGGCGACCGGCAGCTCTCGGCCCTTGTCGGCGATCTGTTTGACAGCAGCGGCGTGATGCGAGCCGATCAGTGGGAGTTCAAGTTCGACCCATCGTCTTCCAAGTTCCAAGTCCGCGTGGGAGGCTCGTCAGCCTCATTTACCGACGTTACAAGTTTCTTTAACCAGCGCGGCACCTTCAACGCCTCCAACACATATCAAAACTTCGACATGGTCGTCAGCGCAGCCAAAGACACATACATCGTGTCTGGCCTGACTTCCGGCAGCACCTTCGCAGACGAAGCCGCCTTCATCGCCTCATCGAACACGACAAAAATCGTCGACACATCAGAAGCAAGACAGTGGGCCATCAAGACAGACGGCGCAGTAGAAAGCACAGACCACTCGGCCAAAGCGTGGGCCGTAGGCGGAACCGGCGTTACAGACACAGCCAGCAAGGGTGCCGCCAAGGAGTGGGCAACCGAGACATCTGGCACAGTCGATGGCACCGACTACAGCGCAAAGGAATACGCGCAAGGTACGCAAGCCTCGACCGGCGGCAGCTCCAAAAGCTGGGCGCAAGACGCCGACCAAGTAAACGGCGCAACTACCAACGACCGATCTGCCAAAGCGTGGGCGCAAGGTGCATCCATGACCGGCGCAACGCTCGGCGGCAGTTCAAAGGACTGGGCTCAGACAACGGGCGGCACAGTCGACGGTACAGAGTATTCGGCAAAAGAGTATGCCACCGGAACCACCGTCGCCGCAGGATCATCCAAAGAGTGGGCCACGACAGCCGAAGACACAGCCGTTAGTGGCGGAGAGTTCTCGGCCAAGCACTATTCAGCAAAGTCATCGGCCAGTGCAACCGCGAGCGCATCATCGGCCACATCAAGTGCCTCATCTGCTACTACGGCCTCCGGCCATGCGACCACTGCCTCCGGTCACAAGGACACGGCGACCACTCAGGCCGGGATCGCCACGACAAAGGCCGCCGAGGCCGCGACATCTGCATCGAATGCGAGCACATCCGCCTCATCAGCCGCATCCGCCCAGTCGGCAGCCGAAGCTGCCCGCGACAGCGCGTTGGCCGCATATGACAATTTCGACGACAGGTATTTGGGCGAAAAGTCCTCGAATCCTTCAGTAGACAATGACGGAAACGCCCTCGTAGGAGGAGCGCTCTACTTCAACGGGACCACAGACAAGATGATGGTCTGGACTGGCTCTGCCTGGGTTGAGACCTACGCAGACGGCAGCAGCTTCCTGCAATTGGCTGGCGGCACCATGACGGGTGCGCTCAACATGAACAGCCAAGACATCACCAACGCCGACAGTGTTGCAGCCACGACAATCGAACTCGGCCACGCCACAGACACAACACTGGCCCGTTCATCCGCCGGAGTTGTCACCATCGAGGGCGCGGAGGTCCGCACCGGAACCGTACCTGTCGCCAGTGGAGGAACGGGCAGTACTTCGGCAGGAGCGGCGCGAACCGCGCTAGGTGTCGACGCAGCCGGAACCGACAACAGCACCAACGTCACACTCGCTGGCACACCCGACTACATCACCATTTCTGGCCAAGAGATCACGCGCAACGCTATTGATCTAACAGCCGACGTGTCTGGCGCACTACCTGTCGCCAACGGCGGCACAGCCAGTACATCGGCCAGTGCGGCCAGATCGGCATTGGGGGTCGACGCAGCAGGCACAGACAACAGCACAAACGTCACGCTTGCCGGGAGCCTCGACTACCTGACGATCTCAGGCCAAGCCATTACCCGCAACGCCATCGATCTCACGACAGACGTGTCTGGCGCACTTCCAATTGCTAATGGTGGAAGCGGTGCAACTTCGGCCAGCGCAGCCCGCACGGCCTACGGACTTGCAATAGGATCAGACGTTCAAGCCCACAGTTCCAAGCTAGACGATCTGGCAGCAATTGGCGTTACCGATTCCACATTCTACGTCGGCAACGGAAGTACGATCATCGCCGAAAACGCAGCGACCGCTCGCACATCGCTCGGCCTTGGCACTGCTGCCACTCAAGCGTCCACCGCCTTCGAAGCAGCGGACTCAGACATTTTGAAGGCCGACACTGCCGACGTTCTGACTGCCGGTTTCGCCGCGACGGTCCACGACCTTTCCACCATTTCCAGTGGAACCACGACCTTAGACGAGGCCAATGGCAACTTGCAGAAGTGCGTCAATGGGGGAGCTTTCACTTTAGCCCCGCCATCGAACAGTTGCACAATTGTCTTACAGGTAACGAACAATGCAAGCGCAGGAGCTATTACAAGCTCCGGGTTTACGCTTACGGACGGGGATTCGATTTCGACCGGGGATGGAGACGACTTCTTTTTCTACATTACTGTCGTCGGATCGTTCAGCCATTTAACAGTAAAGAAGCTCTCGTAAAATGTTGATGCCGATTGCCCAAGGTGGGCATCAACTGCTCACGACTAAAATTACAATTTCGTCTAATACGCTGAATTACAGCTTGTCCGCTGACCTGCAAAATAATTATGGGTGGGACGGAACGTCGGCAATCGACGTTGAATTGACGATCAACAGTGGCGTCTACGTTTACTCGACCAGCAGTAGCAACCCCGGAATACTAGCCACACTCACGACGGGCAGCACATTAACGATAAACAACAGCGGCAATATTCACGGAGTTGCTGGTGGGGGTGGTTCTGGTGGTTCCGCCTCAACGATTCAAAGAAACGGTTCTGCGGGCACCGCTGGCACCGATGCGATTAAGCTCTCATATGTCACAGCAACGATAAACAATTTATCTGGCGGAGTCATCGCGGGCGGGGGCGGTGGTGGAGGCGGTCAAGGTAATGCCCGAGGTTCTCCCACAAACGACCCCGAAAACGGCTGTACTGGCGACAGGCAGAACGCTGGCTCAAGCGGCGGCGCGGGAGCACCGCACAACAGTTCCGCTAGTTCAGTGCCGAATAATTCGCCGAGCGGAAACGGTGGTTCATGGGGCCAAGTGGGTGGTGGCGGTTCATCAGGCTCACTGTCTGG